GCGTTGACCAGCAGCGTGACGAGGTTCTTTGCCCCGACGCCGTAGAGCGCGTGCCAGTTGCCGATGTGGTTTGGCGCATCGCCCGGATTAGGCGTACCGTTGCCGTTTACGCCAAGGAACACGTCCTCCTTGATGTAGAACCCGCCCGCCACGGTGTTCTTGATGCGGCAGAACTTGTGTGTGCGGTTGGTCAGCGCCGTCTCGTCGTAAAACAGGTTCATGCGCCCGACCTGATAGTGGCCTGCCGCAATAGTGTTGTTGTCGATCAGCACGTGGGTCAGGTTCTGCAAGCCGCTGTCCGAAGACGCGCGGATGCCGGGTGTGCTGGTGGTCGTGTGGATGACTTCAATCAGGTTCTGCGAGAACGAGCCTTGGCTGACCGGAGTTGAAATACTGGTGGAGTTGCCAAACGCCCAGACCGAGGCGGATGTTGATGCGTAGGATGGAAAGCGGTTGAACTGAACGATAGACCCGCTTTCGGTCCGAGTGCCGTAAGTCAGCGCACCCGGTGCGGTGATGGTTGAACCCAAAACAAGCCAGCCTTCAGTAGCGTTTCCTCCGCGATTAACGGAGAGGCCTCTAGCCATGCGAAGTTCAGACGTACCTGCAGCGAGGGCTGAGGTTCCGGCTGCGTTAGTCGCGATGCAACCGTCAAACCGAAGAGGTGCGTTATTGAGTGGAGAAGCAGTAAAGCCGCCAAGGTCGAGATCGGCATCATCTGCAATCATCACGTTCAATTGATTGGGTGCCGCCTCGCCCTGCCAGATGGCGACGTTTGCGCTTCGGGCAAGTGTCATGTCACGGAACAGAACCGCGCCTTCGGTGAGCGGGGAAAGTAGAGTGCCCCCACCAAGCCGCGCACGCCAGACAAGCGCCGTTGTCAGAATAGCCACAGCCTTCGACACGTTTGGATCGCGCTCAACAATGACAGCCGCGCATAGCTGGCTCGGCCCCGGCGCACTGGGGTTTGTCCCGTAACCTACAGTGTCTTTGACGCGAACTCGGCACCCGTCCACATATCCGCCCGTAACGCCGGTCGCCGCGACCAGACCATTAATGGCACCTTGAATGGTCAGGAACGGGGTCGCCGAAGCCGTCACGGCATTGGTTGAAACCACGCCTGTAGCGTCCACACCCGTGCTGGCGACGTAGGCCAGCGGCGGGGCGGCGAAGCGCGACACATCCTTGTAGAAGTAGCGCGGGCTGAACTCGCGCGCCACCGAGGATGTTAAACTGTCAGCCACTGAGCCAGACGCCAAGCTGCCGATCCACGGGTAGACCCTCGCGTTGCAGGTAATCAGCCCGGTTGCGAGCGTCGTTGTGTCGAGTGTAGCCTGATAGACCAGCACCGCGTTCTTGTCGCCGGTATGGCCTGAGACGGTCATCGTCGTCGTCGTCGCGGTGACGGTGTTCGTGCCATCGGTGGCGGTGAACACTACGCAGCGGAACGGCCTGCCCGAGCGCGCCGACCAGTGGTTGCCGGTCACCTCAAGCGTGAGGCTGTTGCCGATCAGTTGCCGGTCGAGCATGGCCCAGTTGCAGATCGGCTTGGGCATCGTTTCGGTGCTGTTGTTCGTCGCGCCGGAAACGGTATCGGTGGAGAGGATGTAGTCCGAAAGCGCCACGGTCAGCGCGGTCAGGCTGGCTTGGTTGGGAAACGCCTGCCGCGTCCGCTGCGTTGCGGTCAGCGTGTCTGTAATCGTCGTTGCCGTGCCCGTGTCGCTAAAGCCTGCGCGGCTCACGCTGAAGGTTGCCAGCGGGTTCAGACTTGGCGGGGTTGCTGCGTATTCCACGTTCCAGCCTAGCGTGTTGACGCTGGCGAACGGCACGGGCGCACCACCCCCCATCACCGCTGCCACGTTGGTGCTACGATACAGCCCCGCCAGCATTAGGTGAAATCCCCGATACCGATTGCGCTAACGCTCGCGCCCGTGGTGACCTGCCATGCGCCTTGGATCGAGCGGATGTTCAGCGGCACCGAAAACGGCACAAGGTTACTCACCGACGAAGCCCCGCCTGCGAACACCGTGATTGCCGCGTTGCTGCCGTCCTTGATCGTCACCGCGCCGGGTGAGGTGCTGGCGGGGATTATCATAACAGCGACCAACAAGTCATTCAGCGCGCCCATAGCGCCAAGCACTTGATCGGTTCGCGAAGCGGCAACAGTCTCGTACTCAGTGCCCGTTTGACCCACCGGGACAACTGTTTGGTCGCTTGCGATGACAACGGGACGCGAATTGGCCATGTTCGTTTGGCCATCGGCATTCGGCAGTTGGACTGCGATGGTAACACCGGCAGCGTCGAGTACGTTAATTGTGGACACGGCTATGCTCCTTAGAAACCATCGTCAAACAGGAGAGGTATATACTGGGAGTTGATATCATCGTTGAACTTTAGCGCAAATGGGTTTGGCCCAACAGTCGTAGTTACCGAAACGGTGCCGACTTCACCTTCAGCCAATAGCGTATTTGGAAGTCCGGATAGGCCCAAAGGATTAGAGAACCCTACGGGCTTCCACCCCCACTGGATAACACGGCTACCTTCGCCGGGAGTACCGAACGCCAATACGTTGCTATTAGGCACCAGATAAGGGTTGATGCGAAGACCATTAAGTCCCGACTGCAGGTAACTGAGGTCCGGACGCGGATTGCGCAACGCCTGTGGATCGTTGACCGGATACATACCGATCTGAAGCTGCGGCTGGTCAGGCTCCCAGCAAGTGGGGCACACGAGGATGTTGGTGGTCTTGGTCTTGACGGTGAGCTTCTTAAGCTGCTTGAGCTTATAACGCTGCCCGCAGCGGTCGCACTCCGCAATGGCCTTCTTACCAGAAGCATATGGGTTAGGCATACCGCCTCCTAGATGAACATCTGGCGCGGTGCGATCCGCAGGGGAGCCTTCTCACGATCTTCATCTGCGGCCTGCTGCCACGCTTCGTCGTACATCTGCTTCAGCATCCCTGTGCGTTCCATAGCACCGGGGATTTTCATCGACAGGTGGTACGCCAGACCGGCCACCATGCACGGCAGGAACCGGAACGGGATATCCTGCGTGTTAACGCCGTCACCTGCGTCCCGCATACGCCGCAAGCGGTAGTAGAAGAAGGTGTAGTAGTTACTCTGTTCGGGTGCTGGCCACACGTTGATCTGCGGGGCTTTCACGCCAGTAGCCGGATAGTCTGCGCCTGACTGGCGATTGATCCACACCTGAATGGGGCGACCCTGAGCGTTCTTGTTCGGGATCGTGATGTAGGTATCACCGCTGATGCGGTTGATGTTGATGTCGAGCTGAGCCTGCCCGGTGTTCGTGCGGATAACGTGCTCAAGCAGGTCAATCGTATCCACGGGAAGGTCGTAGGTGATCTGACCTTGGACCAAGGGAATCGAGCCCTGCTCGATAGTCCACAGGTTGATACCCCGATTAGCCCACTCAATGGTCAACAGATTGAGGCTACGGCGAGCCGTACGTAGGTCATAACCCGAACGGAGCTCAGCACCGCAACGCTCAAAAGCCTCTTCGACTAGGTCGTTGAGGTTGAGGTTGAACGTCGAGGTGCTGCTCGTGGTCATCTAAATCTCGCTGTCTTCTTGGCGATGGTCTTGGGCTGTTTCACGAACTGCTTACCAGCTTTCGTGCCCTCACGCTTCGCCTTTGTTGTAGCAGCGTACTCAGACGATGTCAGCGCCTGCCGTGCCTGTTTGGGGAGATACCGCTCCCCAGTTGCCTTAGCCCCTTGCGTAGATGGCTTGCCCGACTTGGTACCCCAATCCTCCTTGGTCCATTTGGACAGGGACTTCTGGGCCTCAGTCTTCGGGCCGCTGTAGCCGCCGCCAGACTTCTTGTACTGCTGGGTCGCAAGCTGAGCTTTACGAGCGGACCACTGCCCTGCGTCACCGCCCTTGGTCCCAGCTTTTACGCTGGCAACAATGCGTTTCCACTTAGGTTCATCCGACCGCGCCACTCACTTACCTTTCTTGAACCCCTTCAGCATCTCAGCGAACCGTGCACGCTGGCCGAGCTTGCCGGGGGCCTTGGAAGCCTTGGCGAGCTTCCCGGCAGGGATGGTCTCACCCTTCTTGGTACCAAGCGACTCGCGCAGGGCACCGGGCTTCTTGATGGCTTTGGAGATATCCAGCTTACCACCCTTGGCCATCTTGGCCTTAGGCATCTTGGACTTCTTCATATCACCCATACCCCGGCTTGGTCGCATGTCAGCTCATCCCTTTGCAGCGGGTCTTACCCCGCATGGCGATACCATTGATGGAACCGCCCTTGGCCATCTTGACCATCTTGGTGGAGGTCTTACCCTTGCGCTCGGCACCGCCGCCCTTGGCCATACCCATGCTGCCCATGTTCTTGGACGAAGGCACCTGCTTGGTCACACCACCGCCAGCGTTGTGGCCGTTCTTCGGGGTTTCCTTCTTCGGGATCGGCTCATAGGGGGTACGGTTGCCGCGACCCACAATGTCCTTATCGCTACCGAGAACAGCGCGATAGGTATCGATGGGCTTACGCTTCGACTCCATGATCGGC